AGAAGCTAAAACTGGAACACACAGAATTGATTTTGGTCAAATCTCAAGTTTAGGTGGAGGATTCACCTTTATGCCGGGTCCACCTTGGGGTGTTGCATTCCAGCGTAGACTTTGGTTGCCATTCTTGTATTCTTGTGGTGGAACATTAACTGCTCCAACGTATACTTCTAGGAACATTAAGGATGAGATCATCGTATCTGATATTCTTGATGGATATACTTACGATCAAATCTATAATCAGTTTAGAATTTCAAGTGGAACTGCTGATTATCTTGTAGCAATGCATGGATTCTATGAGGATTCAATGATTGTGTTGATGCGGAATAGCTTGCATCTGATTGCTGGTACTCAAGGATCACTTGCTGACACGGTTGTTAAGGAACTTACGCGAGAAGTTGGGTGTCTAGCTCGCAAAAGCGTGGTGCTTCAAGGCAACAACTTGCTATTTTTGTCTGATAATGGCATTTATGGCCTTGCATTCATTGATCAATACAATCTTCGTGGCGTGGAACAACCACTTTCTAGGGATGTTCAGCCATATATTGATCGTATTAACAAGAATTTAGCAGAAAATGCTGTTGCAACATACTTTAATAACCGCTACTGGATTGCTTTACCGCTTGATTCTGTGGCAGGAGCTAATGATGCAACTGGTAACAATGCAATTTTGATTTACAACTTCTTGAATAATGGGTGGGAATCGCTGGATACCTATGGAGATTCAAGATTCTTGATTGCAAATCTGATTGTAGCCCGTGCTGGAGTGCGTGATGACCTATATTGTGTAACATCAACTGGCGGATTGCACCGAATTGATGATAGTGATGGTGTTCTTGATGTTGTTTCGGTTGATACAACGTCTGCAACTAATTTAAGTGTGCCAATTTCATCTTCAGTGACAACTAGAGGTTACGACTTAGGCGATCTTGGACGCAAACGCTATACTGATACTCAGATTGAAATGCAAGCTCTTGATAATGATGCTTCAAGCGAGTTGAGTATTGCATTTTCTACAGAAGATCCAGATAATGCAGTTACTGTTGGTACTACAAGTGACTCAATTGGAGAATTCCTTACTTCTGGAGACACTGCAAATATCAGAAATAGGCTTGGTGGAGTCCGCGGCTACACTGGTACAGTAGTATTGACAAGAACTGCTGGATCACCCAAGGTTCATTCAATCAAAGTTGCAGGATCATTAACAAATAGAGCAATTATTTCACAGCATTAAGTTATGGGAGTTATCAATACATCACAATCCTTTGCAAATGGCGATAGTGTTACAAGCACTAAGCTAAATAACATTACTAGTGGATCAACATTTGATTCTGGCGCAGTTTCTGGCACTGGATTGACAGTTACTGCTGGTGGATTACTATCACTAGGCACTGTTGCATCTTCCAATATGGGAAATAACTCAGTATTAGCTGGAGCTATTACTGATGGTGTAATCACAAATGCTAAAATCAGTGCATCTGCTGCGATTGACTTGTCAAAACTTGCAACTGGCGCACTTCCTTCGGCAATCACAGTAGCTTCTGCTAATATTGTAGATGCAAATGTTACCGCATCAAAACTTAGCGGAGGACAAACTGGATCACCGCCTATTTATGGTGTAAGGGCTTGGGGCAGATTTGACGGAACTGGAACAAGTCCCATTTCTCCTGTTTATGGTGGTAATATTGCATCAATTACTAGAGTAAGTACTGGAACTTTCGCAGTTTTATTTACAACGGCAATGACTGATGCGAATTATTCAGTTGTAGTATCTGCTGACAATCCAATCCAAACTAATGGTATGGCTTATGCAGTTAACAGAGTACTTTCTCTAGCTACTACTGGGTTCACAATAGTATTTACGTCAGTTTCCGTTAATCCATCAATTGTTTGTTTTCAAGTAATTCGGTAAATGAATGAATACCTTGAGCAGTCAATCAAAATTTACGAGCATCATGGAATTGATTTTCATGGTTTGCTTAATTGGCATCTTTGCCACGGCATCGTTATTGCTAGTTTTGATGGATTCGCTATGGGATACTACACTCGTCGTGAAGATCCGACAAATCCTAGTCCAATTTATCATTCAGACTCGTTGTTTGTTACAATGTGCTGCGGCAACATGCAAAAATGCTTGGAATCATTCAAGGATGATTTCGAGTTCATTATTTTTCAAAGATCATTTAAAAACTCACCAAGGGTAAGAGCATACCCTATGCAAAAATTCTTCAAACAACTTAAATAATACGATTATGGGCGGAAGTTCTCCAAATATCAAAGCACCACAGGCAAATTATGGAAACGATATAACATCGTTACTAAACCCATTCAGACAACAAATGGGCAACATTGCTCAGTTTGAAGGTCAAAATAGACCTGTATTTGGAAACCTTAATCTTGGGGATATTCAAACATTTCTTCAAGGAGGAAGTAATCAACAAGGTATCTTTGGTCTTGGTGGAGGAGCGTACCAAGCTGGAGTAGATCAGCAATTAGCAGCTCAAAGGCAACAATTATTTGGACAACAGCAACAAGTTGAAGGAATTAGGAATCTTCAATCAAAACTATCTCCAGAAGCGGCAATGGCTACTCAGCAAGCCTCTGATGCGGCTAGGACTGCTTATGCGGCATCTCTTGGAGTTACACCAGAAGAACAACGCATGGCACAGCAAGCAGCGCGTGAGGCAGCACAATCAAGCGGTCGTCTTGGAGACAACTCATCTATCGCGGCTGAAGTGCTTGGACGTTCTGACATCATGGCTCGTAAACGTGCTGAGGCGGCTCAAGCAGGTAACCAAGCATTCCAACTTGGGCAATCGTTCTACCAACAGCCGGGGCTTCAAGCACTTTACTCAACTCCTGCTGGGATGCAGATTGGACAGAACTACTTAAACTATGGTGTCCAGTCCATTGGTCAATCCACTCCACAACTCTTTGATGTTGGACAAGCACTCAATCTTGGTGCAGCACAACGTCAGAATGTTCTTTCGGCACAACAAGCTAATGCTCAAATCAAGGCATCAAACCAAGCATCTACGATGGGATTATTTGGTGATGTTATTAAGGGAGTTGCAAGCATTGCAGCCGCACCGATGACTGGTGGTACTTCACTTCTTGGGCTTGCAACACTTGGAAAAAAATAATTTATGGCACTTCTAGGACAATCAATCAATCCAGCACTATTTGTTCAAGATTACTCTGGCTTTACAAAAGCCGCAGCAATCCAAGCACAGGGAATGCAGAATCTTGGGCAGCAGATTCAAGATGTCGCGAAAGACTATGCTACTAACAAGAAAGAAGAATCAAAACTAAGTGCAGTTAAGAAAGCTGGAATTGCTGATATTCAAGCTGCTATCCAGTTAAGCAAGTCGAGCGGTCTTGGCCTTGAGTCAACACTTGAGCCCCTACTTGCTGCTGCAACAGATCCAAACTCATCATTGATTGAACAAGCTACTGCTGCTCAACAAGCGTCACAGAGTATTGGGACAACGATGAATACCAAGTTCAAGATTGAAGAGCTTAATATGCAGCGTCAAGCAGCTTCAAGAGCAGGAGCAATGGATGCTGCAAAACTTCAAGCTATTGCTGTAGAAAAGTCCCAAAGAGATGCTTTAACAAATGCTATTGGTAATCCACTATTCCAAAGTGTTGTTTCACAACTACCAACAGATATGTCAAAATCAATTTTGGCAAGTTCTGAAAATCTTACTCCATCTCAAAAGTTTGATTTAGCAAATTCACTTACGCAATTTGTTCCAAAACCTAAAAATATCACAGCTCCACGTGTTGAGACATTTGATACGCCACAAGGAAAAGTTCAATTACAACATGATGAATCTACTGGAAAATGGATTCCAATTCAAGCTGCTAGTGGGCTTCAAGAAATTGGAGTAGCTCCGACTAAAACTCTCCCACTTGTTAATCCTCCTGCTGGATATGAAACATACACAACGGAAACTGGAGGGATTGGAGTAAGACCACTTCCCGGAAGCCCAGATTATATCAAACAAGAACAAGCAAAAGCTGCCAAAGAGGCAATTGATGCTCAACGAGCAATTAGTGGAGCGATAGTAATTCAAGATGCCTCAAGAGCATTAGGAGAACTTAAAAACATCACTCAAGGAACTGGAGTTATTGCAGCAAATGCTAGAAAAGCAGCTTCTGGAATTGCTGGTACTCCAGAGTATAAGATATTAAATGATTATATTCCAACCATTCTTGCGAATATAACATTTGATAAACTACAAGAATTAAGACAAAATTCACCAAGCCATTCATCTGGACTTGGATCACTAAATCAAGGAGAAGCTGCTTCATTGAGAGATTCTGCTGGAAAATTAAATGACATTAGTGATCCTGTGCTTTTTGCTGAAAACTTAATTCGTGTTCAAACAAAATTTATTGATGCTATTCATGGAACATCAGCACAACGACAAAAGCTTGTTGATGATGGTAAACTTAGTCGAGTGGAAAATCTTAAAATTGAATCACTTTATCCAGATGTTCAAATGTCAACTTCTGGACAAATGATTCCACGAAGCACAACTCCACAACCAGCATTT